CGCCAGAACCTTCTGGTAATTTTGTAATTCTTAATATAACCGAAGAAGATATTGCAAATGAGGGGGGCTGGCCTTTACCAAGAAGAACACTTGCTCAAATACAAGTTGACCTTATTAATCAAGGAGCTATTGGGATTGGTTGGGTAATAAGTTTTCCTCAAGCTGATCGTATGGGTGGTGATGAAACTTTTGCTACAACCCTTGGATATGCTCCATCTGTTTTAGCAATGTTTGAAACTCCTAACGATAAATACCCAAAAACGACTGGAACAGTTATTAAGGGAGACAATCCTGGAGGAATTTTAAGTCAAGGCGTAGTACAAAATATTCAAATCTTACAAGACAAATCATTGCAAGGAATAGCAATTGCACCCACCGATATAGATAACTTAGTTAGAAAAATACCATTATTATTAAAAACGCCAGATGGATATGTTCCTGCATTTGGTACAGAGGTATTAAAAGCACTAACAGGAGCAAAAACTTACATTATCACTACAAATGATAATGGTATACAAGAGATATCAGTTAGAGGAATACCTCCAATCAAAACAGATAGCTTTGGCCGCAAATGGATCAGTTGGGTAGATACACCACAAACTAATCTAAAAGAAATGAATGTTGCAGGTAAGTTTGTTTTTGTTGGCGTAACTGCTAATGGAATTATGCCTCAAGTTGCAACTCCGTCTGGATTATTAGAGCCACATAAAATTCAAGCGGCATTATCCGAGTCAATTCTTATAGAAAACTCTCCAATAGTTCCAGACTTTGCTTTAGCTCTGGAAATTTTAATTTTTGGAATTTTTGTTACTCTGACGTGGCTTGCAATCAATTATCTTGGTATAACTAAGGGCGTAAGTATAGCTGTAATTTTACTATTAACTACGGCCTTCTCAGGCGTTTTTAGCATTCAAAAGGGCTATTTAATAGATTTTTCTTGGACTTTTGTATCTCAGTTCATAACTGCAGCTATTGCCTTCTATATAAACTTCAGAAAACAGTTTAAATTGCGTCAGCAAATTAAAAAACAGTTTGAACATTACCTTGATCCAAGACAAGTCAAGCAATTACAAAATAATCCTGAGCTATTAAAGCTAGGAGGAGAGAAACGTACGTGTACATTTTTATTTACAGATGTCAGGGGCTTTACAAATTTATCTGAAAAACTAAAACCAGAAGAAGTAACTGACATAATGAACAAGGTTCTTACCGTACAAGTAGAATGTATCCAAGCACATGGAGGTATGGTTGATAAATTTATAGGAGACGCATGTATGGCCATATTTAACGCTCCTCTAGATTTAGATGAACATGAACAACGTGCCGTTGCCTGCGCTAGAGATATGAGAACAGCAATTCGCATGTTACAAAAAGAATTACCAGAACCAATTGCAATAGGTATAGGTGTAAATACAGGAGAAGCTATAATTGGCAATATGGGTTCTAATACAAGATTTGACTATTCAGCTATAGGTGATGCAGTTAATACCGCAGCAAGGCTTGAGTCAGCTACCAAAGAAGCAGGTGTTGATTTGTTGATTGGAGAGTCTACTCGCAAAAAAGTACCTGACGCTACGTTTTGTAAAAAAATGTATGTAAAAGGAAAGAAAAAAGCTTTGAAAGTGTATACTATTTAAAATGAGTAAAATATTCATAGGAATTATATTAGTTATGAGTTTGGCAACTTATCTTCTTTGGAATCAAAATTCCAAACTATCTGCTCTTAACCAAGCATTTGAAATAAGAAATCAAGAACAAAAATTAGCTATAGAATCATTGCAAAATGATTTTACCTTGCAAACAGATAGTTTGTTAGAAATTCAAAGTCGTAACCAAGAAATACAACAAGAAATGTCAAGGTACCTTGACATATTCAAACGTCACGATTTGACCAGACTAGCAGCAGCTAAACCTGGACTGATACAACCAAGGATAAACAAAGGAACTAAAGATGTATTTGATAGCATTGAAGAAGATAGTCGTAACATCGACAGTCTTGATGATGGCCTGCAGTTGCAGTCTGATACCAAGTAAACAACAAGTTGAGGTAATATCTAAGCCTATAGAAAGAACTATAGTGCAGCCTATAATGCCGAGAGAAATAGATCTTAAAGATCCATATTGGTATGTCGTATCTAATAAAAATATAGATGATTTTTTACTACAAGTAGAAAAAGATCAAGGGCAAATGGTTTTTGTAGCTATGTCAGTACCAGATTACGAGCTTATGGCTTACAACATGCAAGAATTAAAACGATATATTAATGAACTTACAGAAGTTGTTGTTTATTATAGAAAAGTAACAGTTAGCAAAAAAGATAATTAATCTGTTAAAATCAAGAAACCATTAATATTCAAGGGAGGATAATATGGGAATGATAGGAGAATGGTTAGGAATAGTAACTGGTGTTGTTTGCGCAGCATCTATTATTTGTTCGGTTACACCAACCCCAAAAGATGATGCGTTAATAGGAAAACTTTACAAGATCCTTGAAATTGCAGCATTAAATATAGGTAAAGCAAAGGAGAAGTAGATGGCTAAAGCACCAGATGCTTTTGTTTACAACGCAACCTTAGAGCGAATAGTCGATGGGGACACCTTTGATTGTTCGCTTGACCTTGGTTTCGACGTGAAGCTACATAAGCAAAGAGTACGCCTTCACGGTATTGATACTCCAGAATCACGCACCAGAGATTTAGCAGAAAAAAAACTAGGTCTTGCAGCAAAAGAAAGATTAAAAGAACTTTGCAAGGGTAAATTTAAAATTAAATCATTAGGAAAAGGTAAATATGGCAGAATACTTGGGATCCCTTACACAGAAGATGGCGAAGATATTTGCCAAATGCTCATCAATGAAGGCCACGCGGTTGAATACCACGGCGGCAAAAAAGCAAAAGTATGGGGAGATTACTAACATGAATATATCTCAAGAAGGTTTATCTCTTATTAAAAAGTTTGAGGGATGCGAGCTTGAAGCATATAAATGTGCAGCAGGAGTTTTAACAATAGGATATGGCTCTACCAAAGGCGTTAAAGAAGGCGATACCATTACTCAAGAGGAAGCAGATAAGTTACTTTTACATGAAATGGAAGAGTATGAAGGTTATATAAAAGATGCAGTAAATGTCGATTTACACCAAAATCAATTTGATGCTTTAGTAAGTTGGGTGTTTAACTTAGGTCCAACTAATTTAAAAGCATCTACTATGTTAAAAGTTTTAAACAATAAAGAATATGATGACATTCCAGCCCAAATAAAACGTTGGAATAAAGCAGGTGGTAAGGTTTTACAAGGACTTATCAGAAGAAGAGAAGCAGAAGCCCTTTTGTTTGAAGGCAAAGAATGGCATGAGGTATAACTAATGCCTCTTAGCAAGATTTTATTTAAGCCAGGTATCAACAGAGAAGGTACTGAATACGATAATACGGGCGGTTGGTTTGACGTAAATCTTGTACGTTTTAGAAAAGGTAGACCAGAAAAGTTTGGCGGTTGGTCAAAAGATAGTTCAAATACTTATTTAGGAACTGCCAGAGCTTTACATGCCTGGACCTCTTTGGGAGGTACCAAGTATCTAGGATTAGGAACTACTTGGAAATATTATATTAGAGAAGGAGACAGTTACTCAGATGTTACCCCCATACGAAAGACTACAACTAATGGCGTTGTTTTTTCTGCTACTAATGGCAGCAGTATTATAACCGCAACTGATAATGTCCATGGAGCTGTTACAAATGATTTTGTTACCTTTACAGACGCTGTAAGTCTAGGCGGATTAATAACGGCAGAAGTTTTAAACCAAGAATATCAAATAGCTTCAGTTACTACGAATACATATACTTTTGTAGCTAAAGATACCTCTGGTAACGAAGTTACAGCAAATGGTTCTGATACTGGGAATGGAGGTTCTGGAGTAGACGGAATCTATCAAATTAATGTAGGTTTAGATGTTTATATTACTGGTACTGGTTGGAGTTCTGGTACTTGGGGTGAAGGAACTTTTGGTTCTACAACAGCTTTATCTGCCACTAATCAGTTAAGACTTTGGACACATGACCACTTTGGTGAAAACCTTATAATAAATCCTAGAGCTGGTGGTATATATAGGTGGGTAGAAAATGATGGCCTTACAACAAGAGCTGTAGACCTTTCTACTGTATCTGGAGCCAATCTAGTACCAACAGTAGGCTTACAAGTTATTACCTCCGAGAAAGATAGGCATTTAATTGTATTGGGTTCAGACTCAGTATCAGGTGGAGCAAGGACAGGCGTTATAGACCCGATGCTTATATCATTTAGCGACCAAGAAAATGAATTGGAGTTCCAACCGTTAATTACTAATACTGCTGGAGATTTAAGACTTTCATCTGGATCTTCTATTATTGGCGCTACAAAATCTAGACAAGAAATACTAATATGGACTGATACTGCTTTATACAGTATGCAGTTTGTTGGGCCACCTTTTACATTTTCAGTCAATCTTATTAACGAAGGTACTGGACTTATAGGACCAAAAGCAGTTATTACTTCAGCCCAGTCTATCTATTGGATGTCTTCAACAAACTTTTACGCCTATACAGGTAGCGTACAAAAGATACCTTGTAGCGTTCATAATTACGTATATGGGGATATAAACCTAAGTCAATCATTTAAAATACATGCGTTTACTATTACTGAAAAGTCTGAAGTTGGTTGGTTCTATTGCTCAGGAAGTGCAACAGAAATAGACAGATATGTTATTTATAATTATGAAGACCAAGTTTGGTATTACGGTCAATTAGAGAGACATGCCTGGCTTGATAGTGGTATTGAAGATTATCCTAGAGCCACTTACAACGGTTACTTATTTGAACAAGAAGATGGCTTTAACGATGACGGCAGTCCTATGACTAACGTATTTATAGAAAGTTCAGACTTTGAGGTAGGAGAAGGGGAGCAGTTTGCTTACGTACAAAGAATGTTCCCAGATTTAAAATTCTTAGCTAATTCAGATTCAGGTAAAGTAAATCTTGTTTTAAAAACTAGAAATAATCCTGGAGAATCTCTTTCAACCAATTCTATATCTTCTGTAGGCTCATCAACTGGGCAAGTCAGTCTAAGAGCGAGAAGTCGTCAGGCTGTATTTAGAGTTGAGTCAGATGATGATTCAGATGGTAACGATAACGTAGGTTGGAGACTAGGAGCTACTAGGTTAGATATTAAACCAGACGGCAGAAGATAATGGCAAAGTTATTAGAAACTAGCCTTCCGCTTGCTCAGGG